CGATGAGCTTGACAGCCTAAAAGAGTTTAACGAATTCACAACAACACGCAAAAAGGTTAAGCGAGTTGAATATGCTTTAATCTCCGGTGATAAGTTTTTAATCAAAGCTGAGATGACTAGCTTCAAACGAATTCCTGTTATTCCACAATACGGCTACCACACTGTAATAAACGGCATTGAATACTATTGTGGTGAAGTGTGCCGCCAACGTGACAATCAACGATTCTTGAACATGGGCTTTAGCTCGCTTATGGAAATCATGGCCGCACCTCAAGTTGAAAAGCCAGAGTATGCACCAGAGCAGGTATCAAGGCATGCCCAAACTCATGCAGAGATGAACACAAAAGATTATCCATTCAAGCTATCTGACCCGATTAAAGACGCAAGCGGCAACATTGCGCACCTTGGGCCAATTGGCAAACATCTTCCGCCACAAATAGGCACTGGCTTAGCTACTGCGTTACAGTTTTTAGATCAAAACGTATCAGAGCAAGGCGGTACAGGCCAAAGCACATTACCTGCTAATGCAAGTGGTGATGCAGTTCGCCAAGTTAATCAGCGTGAAGATGATAGCTATCAACCGCTATTTCAGAATGCCATGCAATCAATCAAGGCATCTTGTGGTGTTTGGATTCCAGCAGCACAAGAGCTTTACTTTAGCAATGAACGCTCGCTACGTGTTCAATCAGCAGATGGCAGTTACAGTCAAGTAAAAACACTTCAATACGACACAGCGGAGGATGGCACATTTGGCCCATTTAAAAACTCAGCGCGTGGCAAGTATGACGTAAGTGTTAAATTAGATGAGTCACACCAAAGTAAGAAAGATGCAGAAAAAGAAACAGCACTTAGTATGCTTCAATACACCGACACAACGACACCTAAAGGTCAAATGTTACTTAATGATGCAATCCTATCAACTACAGGTGAAGGCTCTGAGGATGCGCGCAGAATAGCTAGATATGAAAACCTTGGTATTATGCTTGGTATGGGTATCGACCCACAGCCTAAGACAGATGAAGAAAAGCAATACGTTCAGCAGTTAATCGCGCAACAGCAAGCACAAGCACAGCAACAACAACCTGATGCAATGATGCTAGCAGCTCAAGCAGAAATGCAAAAAGCAGCGGCAGCGCAACAGGAAGCGATAGTTAAGTCTGAGAAAAACCAAATTGATATGTATAAGGCGCAAACTACATTCCAGGTTAACTCAGAGAAAAACGACATTGAAGCGGCTAAAGCTGGGGTTGACATGCAAAATGTTAGTGTTGATACAGTCAGCAAGCAAATTGATAACGCCACTAAATTACAGCAAGCATTGACACCACAGGTTCAAATTAACCAATAAACTTTGACCTAAATCAACCAAGGGGCTTTACAAGGCTCCTTTTTTATATAATACTATATCCATTAACGGAGATAAGGAGAAGGTTGTGCTTAGATTGATTCAGTGGTTGTTGGTGGGGCATGTTCATAAGTTCGAGCAGGTAGAGGTTGCCGAGCTAAAGAAGACAGGTTGCGGAACTGTTGTTGGTAAGATTTACATTATGCGCTGCAATTGTGGGAAAATGAAAACATTTGAGGTAATTATATAATGAATATACTTAAACAAAGGCAATAGTTTTATATTGCTGCAATTGCTGTGTTATGTTGCGCGGTTGTGTTTGCGCTTGCTATTTATTATGGCAAAGTTGTTTTTGCGGTGTGGGATGGTCTTAATTTAATATGGCTGTCTATTCTTGCATGTTTATTTTGGGAGCGTGGGTAATGGATATATTCAACAAAGAGAAGGTAGCTAGACTAGAGGTGGTTATAGCAATGCTAAAGCAGGATATTGAGCTATACAAAAGTCGATGCACCCAGTTAGAGGGCGAGGTCAAAAACACTAAGGATTTAGAGCTTAAAGTTAAATGCTTGCAAATGTGGTGTGATGATGACGAGGCTATTGACGAGCTAATGGCAGCGGTTAAAGAGAAGGATAAAAGAAAGCCAGAACCAAAACCAGAGGGTTATGACGCATTGTTTAGTGATAGGTGTCGCCAGCAACAGCCGCCACAGCAGGCCTCGCAATTAGGTCAAGCTCAAATGGGTCAACTTGGAATGGGCGCATTAGGCGGATTGTTTGGGAGGGGTTACTAAATGAAGTCAGCAACAGAAAAGAAAATAGACGCGCTAATAGATGCGCTTGGGTTTGATGTGAAAATTGATTTTGATTTCGACGAGAAAAAAGAGAGTAAGAGCAACGCTTCTCTTTTTGCATCTAGTTATGACTACCCACACACAAGAGGGCGCAAACTTAAAACTGGCATTAAGTCCGACCCTAGCAACCCACCAGCATCACCATATATTCAAGATGCGCTTTTAGCTGACGAAGATGGCAATTACACATCCATGCTAATAGAGCTTATAACTAACTACACGCTAACTAAGAGGGCTGTTAAATGAACAAATACAATCAAAGCGCACTATCTAACAAAGGGCGCAGAGCTATATTTGAAGAGGCAAAGCAGGGCGGTGTTATTATTCAGCGCAAAAGCACAAGTGGCGAGGTGCTGGATGAGTTTGTAATGACCGAACTAAAGAAAAGCAAGGAAGATAAAGGCAGTGATAGAAGCAATTGAGATTATACTTTATAGCGCTTGCTTTGCTGGCATTGTATCAGCAGGGCTTATTGTGGTAATCATGGTAAACAGAGGTAAGCATGAGCGGTTGGACAGAGCAAACACAAAAAGATTTCGATGAATTATTTAAAACGGGAGAGAGAAAATGATTGAGCTGAAAAATGTCACAGAAAGCCAGTATACAAACCATTACGGTGGGCTGTCTCTGTGTGTGAGTGATGGCGGTGACTTTTATTTAGAGATGAAGGACTGCTTCGAGCCATCTTTCTACGGGCCATTAACCAAAGAGCAAGTGGCTGCATTTTACACCATTAAAGGCGTGAAGGAGTCGGATCTAGAGTTCGAGAAAAGTGAAGATAAAGAGAAAAAGGAAGGCGAAAGATGAGGCAATTACTGGGGCGCAAGAAACTCAATAAGCTGAGGCTTGATACACTTTGAATCGTCACTAAGTTATATTTTTACGTGCGAAGATGGGCGGCAGTTCACGCTGAGAAAGTAGCCACCACACGCCCAAAAAGCCTGCTTAATTGCGGGCTTTTGTGTTTCTGTAATATGGGTGTATAATTACCAAAGGTTCAGTAGGCCAAAATCTACTGTTTTTGTTTACCATAAGACAAGGGTTATTATTTATGGATTCTGGAAAAGATATGTCCGAAGTGAAAGATGAAACTGCACAACCTAATGAAGCCTTGGCGGGTGGACTAGAGGAAACAACAGCGCCAACTGTTGATACAGAGCAAGCAGAGTTTTACATAGAGGAAGAAGGCGACCAGCAACAAACGCCAAAAACGAATATGAGCCAAGAACAGGCTTATGCGGCTTTTAAAGAAGAGAAGCGCAAACGTAAAGATAAGCAGAAAAAGCTAGATGAGGCGGCAGAGCAGAAAAACGCAATGTCAAAGCAGATAGCAGACCTGCAAAAGCAAGTTAGCGGAATGACGAAAGGCAAACCGCCAACGATGGAAAGTTGTGATTATGACGAGGTAAAGTATCAAGCTGCAATGCAGGAATACTACGCCAAGCCAAAAGCACAGCCGAAAGCCGATGATGAGCCAGTTAAACAAGAGCAGGCTTTTCAGTTATCAGACGACCAAGAGTTTGCATTGCACCAATCAGAGCTAAAGCTCAAAAAGTCATTTAAAGACTACGATGACGCGAAAGGCAATGTAACGCAGATTTTTGATGATGCAGGTATTAACGGTGCTTTAGTTGTTGAGCAATTAGCAGCTTACTCGCATAGCTACGGAGTTGATGCAGGAAAGGCTATTTACGCCTTGAATCGCAACCCTGGCATTGCACAAGAGTTAATAGCTAACGGTAACAACCCCCAGCAAATCGGGGCAATCTTGAAAAAGCTTGAATCTAAAATAAAAGTACGCGAAACAAAAGACATTAAGTCGAAACCAGAACCCGAAATTAACTCAAGCGGGCCAGTTGACGTCTTAAACGAGCAGGTGAATCAAGCGCGAAAAGCGTACCAAAAAACACCTAGCACTAAAAACTTTAAGGCATTAGCTGCCGCCAAGAAAAAGGTAAAAGAAAATGGCTGATACATGGGCACAGGATGCGATGGCAACCCTTTGGGAAGAAGTCGTAGAAGCAACAGATTTAAACGCAACTTTATCGAAAGATTTAGACACGTTTGATTTTTCAGATTTAGACGGTGAGCGCAGTGATGATACTACGCACATTCCAATGGAGCTACGCTACGAGGTACAAGATGGTTATGTATCAGTAGAGGGTGACATTCAGGATAACATTGAACGTCTAATCCCGGTTAACCGCGATAAGTCAAAGCGCGTATTAACTTCAATTTCAACTAAAGCACTGCGCGACCCAGCGAAGCGAGCTAAAGCCGCAAAAGGCATGGCGCGTGAGTTACGTAACGCAATTGACATTACGTGTTATCAAACAATGATTAATGAAGCGTCACTTGTTATTTCAAGTGCGTCAGCGTTTGATTATGCTGATCCAATTGATGCAGAGTTGTTAATGCTTAATAACGGCCTTGGTGGTTTTGATAAAAAACTATTCTTGTCTAACAAGCATTACGGCAATGTAGCGAAAGATTTAGGTCAAAATCAATACTACGGTAAAGATGGCATTCCAGCAGATGCGCTAACTAAAGCGAAACTGCCAATGCTTGCGACATTTGACACAATGCGCAGTGATTACCTGATTAACCTGCCAGCTAACGCAACAACGGGCTTGGCTATCAATGGTGATCAATCACACACAGTAGCAACTTACGATTCAAACGATTTCTACTTAGATAATCGCTCAATGACACTTGCAATCACTGGTGTTACTGATGGTAACTTCCCTGTTGGCACTAAGTTTACAATTACTGGTGTTAATGCGCTAAACCCTGAAACCCGTGAAGATTCTGGCGACTTGCAGACCTTCACAGTTAAAGCGGTTAACGGTGCAGGCTCATCTATTGTGCAACCTTCAATCGTTATTGACGGCCCTTATAAAAACTGTTCAGCGCAAGCGGCAGATGCAGCGGCTATCTCTATCATTAACATTGCAAGCAGTAACCCGACTCTGTTTTACACGCCTGAATCAACTTGTATTGTACCAGGTCGCTTACCGGTTCCAGCTGACGCGGGTAGTGTTAACGTGGTTGAGGCTACAACAGAGCAGGGCTTGCCAATGCGCATGACTTATACGTATGACTTCCATAACGAAGTATTCAAGATGAAAGCTCTTGTGTTCTTTGATGTGCAAGTAGTGCAACCTTCAATGCTAGGCGTTATCTTAGATAACCAAACCTAGTAATCAATAGCACCTTTCGGGGTGCTTTTTTCTTGAGGTAATACATGATTCATATTTACAAACAAGGCGGCCCATATAAAGCGGGCGATGTTGAGTACTCAATCCGAACAATTGACAGCAAAGATACTCAACTGTTTTTAGATAAAGGCTGGTCAACATCACTGGATAAAATGCCTATTGAGGGCGATTTTAAAGTGGTTGAAAAGCAAGCCGCTATTGGCCCATCTGAATTAACAGAAGATGAGCAAAAGCAAATCCTAATGGACAAGCTTGATGAGTACGGTATTCACGCAAATTCACGATGGGGGCTAGACACCCTACAAAACAAATTAAGTGAGATGCAAAATGGCGACAATAACGAAGGGTGAATTAGTAACCCGAGCATTTCAAAAGCTGATGATTAGTGGCATAACCTCTACGCCATCAACCCAAGAGGTTAGCATTGCCTTAAATGACTTAGAAAGCATGATGGCTCAATGGCTGTCTAATATACCTGTTGTTGATATCGGATTTACCCCTGTACTTGAAGATACAGATGTAGATCCAAACGATGAGAGCGGGCTAACAAATAACTATATTCTAGTTGTCACCCTAAAACTAGCTGAGATTCTGGCTGCTAACTATGGCAAGATGTTGCCACTATCGCTACTGACAAGTGCAAAACAAGCATTTGAGGGTATCATGCCAATCACGCCACCAGAGATGAATCAAAACCCACTACAGCCAGCAGGACAGGGGTTTGAGCGCACAGCTTACGCACCAACATACATGCAAACAGATACGGAGTAATGCAAAATGGATAGCAAGCAGTTTAATATAACAGCATCAGAAAGCCCAAAGGTAATGACTAGCAATATACGAGCGTTAAGACACCATATCGGCGTAAAAACAACTGGTACGGCTGGCGCGTTAAAAATCCAAGCTAAAGCACCAGGTTCAGCGACATTTGAGGATATCCCAGATGCGACTGCTATTGATTTATCCGCACCAGTATCGGTACAGGTTGAGGGTGCAATTGCAGAGTTTCTATTCACTGTCAGCGGCGCTACTGCTACGGATGTGATTACAGCAACAGTTTCTTTTGAGGTGAACGACTAATGGGATACAAATCAACACAGGGCTATAGCTCAAATGTTGGCTATATCTCATTTAACGGCTACAGGTCATCTTCTGGGTTTAATTCAATTGCGGAGGTGGCCGCCTTCACGGGTGTTCAAATAGGCAGGGCGATAGTCACAGGTGAGAGTGTGTGGGTGGATAGCGAAGGAGTTCCTACGTATGACCTACTGCCAACTGCAAGTCGCATAGATCCACTCACACACCCTGAATTGTACGGCAAGTACCTCGTATCGTTACAAGGTATAGAGTATTTAGCTCAAGGTGTATTTTACTCTCCATCTACCCTGAATTCGAACCATGAGGACACATCACAACCAAATTACCCAGTGTGGTATGGGAACACTGCACCTTATACGCCAGAGTTATTTGAATCTATTGGGGTAGGTGGTGGGGGTATAATACTAAATAGTGATGTAACGGTACTGCGAGACACTCCAGCCCGATATAATAGCTACACACTTAATGCATATGTATCACAAAACCCGACATTTAATAACTCCTCCTGCGAGGTACTACTGACTGCTACGGATGATTCTGGCAACCAACTTTATCAAATCAGTGTGAGTGTGGTTTCCAATATTTACGGGCAAACAATGAGGTTCGCTGTCGGGGAAGGCTCTTTAGGTGGGGATGTGGTTTTGTCTGCAAGCTCGAATATCACAGTAACAGAGGATGCTAACCAGATAACAGCAGCATACACAGGAGGCTCTACGGTATTGTACTCAGGTAGTGAAAAAGCTTCGGAATTAAATATCACAGCCACTACGAGAGAAGACCTTGCAACTAGTCGATACCTAACTGGTTGGAGAGTTTGGCAAGATAGTACCTTTAAATCTACACCAACACTCGCAACAGAAACTGGATCACCGCATCCTTACAAAATAGTAGCTGATTACACAGGAGGCGCATAAATGAATAATTTTCCAAGTATCGGAATGCCCGTGCTAGACCCTAATGAGAAATATAAAGAGAATGGGGTTGATAAGTTTGACCAGATTCTAACAGGTCAAACGTTTGACGAAACCTCATACCCTGCACTGTACGCAGAGCTGGGGACGAATGTTATTGACGCGATGGACTCAGGCGATCCGTCATGCCCTTGGCGGATAGTTGCAGATTTAACATGAGGAGCATAGCATGCCTAACGAATGGATAAACTCATACCACCAAACTAATGAGACAGAGATACTCGATAACGATGGAGTTAAGATACATGACCTTATAGAAGAAGGGCAGACGTTTGACGAGAATGTATACCCTGTTTTATTTGCAAAGCTAGGAAGTAACACTGTGCCAAGTATGTCTATGGTCACAGGCTCACCAGCGCCGTGGAAAGTTATTGCGGATGCTACACAAAGAATTCACACTGAACAACACACGGAGCAGTACACATGAGTGCACAAGATTCAATAGACGAATACAAATCAAAGATAGCCCCCAACTCAGTTAGCCCGATTTTGACTGGTAACATGGTGCAAGCTGTTTTAGATGAAATAAACAACGCTAAGTCTGCTGTATTGCAGGTATTTTACACTGGCAATACTTTAGGTAACTTCTCTAACGGTGATTTTCAGAGAGTTGATTTGTCACAGGGGGCGTCAATCAACCCTGTAATATCATCGTTTACAGCTGCACAGCCTAACCGAG